AATTTTTATCATGCGTTTCTATGAATTTTTGTGCAATTCCTTAGAATTTACCTGCCTTAGCAGCTTCTTCAATGTAAATTTAAAAGTACAGGTTTATGCGGTTTGTTTGGCGTGTTTATGGTAATGATATAGCAACGGTCTAATTCCTATAACGTTTATTTTGGGGTTTCGGGTTTACTTTATCATCGACGATTATTCTATATCTTCATGATAAACTATTCGATATTATTAGTCAATAAAGACTTTATCCTGTAATACCATCAGCAATCGCTTTTGCAATCTTTTTATAACCAACCTTCTTATAAAGATCATAGTCATCTTTATCATCGACAAAACATACTTCGACTAAAATCGCTTTATTAATCGTATGGTTAAGGTAATATAAACCGCCTGTTGTTTTGATTCCTCTGTTCGTAAATCCAAGTTTCTTCATATTATTAAGGATTCTGTTACCTACAACCTTTTTGATACCTTCTTCTTTTGTACACCAGATTTCTGTACCTGCAATTTTCTTGTCTCCCTTGTGATCGTTTCGACCCGAATTAAGATGAATCGAAACATCTAATGTTGCTTGTCTTTTGTTGCACTTAGTACAGATCTTTCTGAGAACGTCCGTCTGACTAGTTCCATTGCTAACTGTACAATTATATGCCTTATGTCCTTTTTTCTTTAATAACCTTACGACTTCTTTACAGATTTTTCTGTCTTCTCTGCTCTCATCTAATAAGTCACTTGCTCCACACGCGATTTTTCCACTTGGATTATGTCCACCGTGAATATTATATACTGCCATGCTTTTGTACCTCCTATTCTTCCTCGCATTCTGGAATCCCCGCAACGCTTGTTAATAATGACACAACTCCAGACAATGCAGCTGTACCTAAAACTGTTACCCAATCTACCTGTTGTATCATTGTTGCTGCAGGAATAAGAGCTACAGCTGTCTGTGCCATCGTCTTTACTGCTCTGATTGCTGCACTCTTGATCCATTTTCTTGTATCTACGTTTGCTTTTAATACTGTGTTTTTAAACATTTCTCTTACCTCACATTCCTATTTGTTTCAGAACAAATCCAACTGCTGCCCCGAGGAGAGTGGTTAGTACATAAAGTGATACACTTCTCCACTTTTCTCCATCTCGCCCTTCTAGATCCTCTAGTCGTTTCCCTTGTTCTGTTTGTTTATTTAACATGCATTCCATGTTGTTTGCCAGTTTTTGCACAGACAGCGTAAGATCATTGATCTGTCTTACCGTATTTTCCAACACTTCCAGTCGTTTGTTTATTCTGCTATTTTCTTTATCCTGGCTCTCCTTGTATTCCCTGTGCTCCCCTTTTGTTAAATATTCATCCATACTGCTCCCTTCTTTATTCAACTACTTCTGCATCCTGAATCTCATAAAACTTATTTGTGAACTCCGCGATGTCTTTTCTGATCTGCACTTTGTTCGCTTTATAAAGATTCCGATCCTGGATTGTCTGGTTTACATTATCGTTACCTGCTCCGTCAGACGTGACGTTTGCAGACAAATAAACCACTTGTTTATCTACATCTCCGTCTTTTACTGTGATTGTTCCTGTAAGTGTTGTGCTTTTCTTTGTTTCTAACATAGTTATGCTCCTTTCATTTTTGCATAAATATAGGCATCAGCGATTAAGCCAATGCCTGAGTTAATTGTTTTATTGTTTTTTCTGCCTGCAGTAATCTTGTCTGCAGATCATTGATGATTGCTTCTTGCATGTCGATTCGACCTGCTTGATATATTAAATCTTTTCTGGTCTTTTGGATCATAAATGTGTTTGCTCCGATCAATTCATCGTATGCTAATGTGTAAACTTCAGTCATGCTTTTTTCACCATATGTTTTTTCAGCATATTCTGGATCTATATGATGCGTTGCACATATTCCAAATTGTTCGTTGTGAGATTTCCCATAATCATTCAAAACACTATTTACATTCTGTGCCTTGAAACCTATGTGATAGGAAATGTCGGTGTCATCTTTGAATCTATACTTAATCGGTTCCAATTGCATATAACTTTTAATGAAATCATCGTCAAAATGTCGAAAATCTTTCTTGATTCTTTCGTCAGAGCTGTTACGGAATCCTTTTCTGGAGCTAACTCCTGATGTTTCTATATACATCATTCCAGAACCAGAATCTCCATTTACGTAAAATGCATGATATCCGGCATAATAATAAATATTGTTTGTGTTATTATAGTTACCACAACTTATATATGCATCAGCTCTATCTTTCCATGTATAATGCCCACCTGAAGCATTATAAATCCAACCATCCGCAATAAAATCTGTTGCATATAAATTTCGATAGCATTTAACCCCATCACCCATCGATAGTATGCGGCAATCACCGCCCCATTTAAATTCAAATCCAGTGGATGATAAAAAAGAGGAATTATTGTCTGATTGAATGTAAAGCGTACCATTCATTATAGCTAACGCATCATTACTATTCCTATCATTACACATTAAATTATTTGCAAATACGGAACCATCATATAAAACAATAAAATTAGAATCTTTAGAATTTGTTCCACCTGCCCAAAACGCACAATCATCAGAGCCAATACCACTACAAGTAGACCCGCTACCAGTTTTCAGATATGTTTCCGTAATATCATAGCGACCAATCGTTCCTTCCGTAGCTATAATCTGTCCACTAAACGTACCAGTCGCACCTATCAAGTTTGCACCTGTTATCGTGCCTGTTGCGGTGATATCTTTGGCAAATATACTATTAACGTCGATTTTGTCTGCTGTAATGGAACTAGCTGCGATTCTATCAGCACTGATATATCCAGTTGTAATGATTCCACCATCAATAGTGGTTTGATCTGCAATCATTTGCTCAGCTACTAATGCACCCTCTGGTAGATCTGCACTTGCTCCAGACCAAGTTATTAACATATTTTCTCCGTATGGATTATCAAATTTAGTAACACGACCACCATCCCAAACATCTGTTTTAGCCAAATATAAATCCCATGTACTGGTTGCGGTTTTAATGATTCGCCATGCTCTTGCAGGAGTTCCTGTTTGTTTAAAACTCCCCATTCCAGGGTCTGTGTTTCCTGAGTTACTAAATCTGATTCTACATTCAGTGTAACCATGTTCCCTATGGTTAACGCCAAAAATAATATTTTGATTGGCATAATTCTGTTTTACTTGTAGTGTTGCTATTTTAAAAAATCCTTTGGTGTTTCCACCACTACTAAAATTTAAATACGAAACATTCGTTTTATTATTTATAGTATTCTGTAAATCTGTATTTAAACCACTAAAAGTAACTAACCCTTTATAATTAATCTTCTCAGCAACTAACATAGCAGTTTTATCGGTCAGTTCGAAATTGCTAGAGCTTGTACCACTCTTAACTAACCAACTGAATTTATCTGCTGTCTGCGTAGCAATGGTTTCTACGCTCTGAATTTTACCATTGACGTCTTCTGGAGCTGGTGTCCAATCAGTCGGTTTGTTACCTTTTTCGACTTTGAACCAATCTAAATAAACATTTCCGCCAGCTACACCTTGTGATAAAAATGAATAAGCTTCTATTCGGAACGCACCGCTTATCTTTGGTGTAAATTGCCAACTAATAACCGTATTTTCCTTAGATTTAGTGGACTTCTGTATTGAGTCTTTCCAATCATTTCTATAAAGATACACAGCTAATGATCCATCACCATCAACAACTCTGCCGCAAAACGATATTGTATATGTTACACCTGCTTGTAAGTCAACGCTTAAATGTCTACTTACAACAGCATAAGAAGACCCTTGTTTTTGCGGTTTGGAATCTAATACTAAATTTCTTCCACCAATTTCTAAATTAGCAAGATTCGTTTCTGTACTAGACACCCTTGTAGTTAAACCTGTTAGACTGGTTTCAACTTTCGTGACTCTTTCCTGTGTTCCTGCTAAATTTGATTTGACTTCGGATACAATCTGTGTTGTTCCTGCTAAATTGGATTCAATCGTATTAGCTTTCGTTGTGACAGCTACAATTGAATCATTTTGACTATTCAGAATCGTTGTATGTTCGCCGATTGTGGTTTTCATACTATCTACAGTATTTACAGTTGCGTTATATCTGCTTAGTAAAGCATCATAGTTTCCTTTGATCGTTGTATCTTCGGAAATCAGACTTGATATCTGTCCCCGCATCGTACTGATACTTGTTGTGTGAGATGTTGTAATTTCTGTGATATTATCAATCTGAGATTGTGTATCTTCTGGTGCTGGAGTCCAATCCGTGGCTTTGTTTCCTTTTTCAATCTTATATCTTCGCGTTTTGCATTCTATCGCGGTAACTCTTATGTATTTTGTGGTAGTTTTCAGTTCTATAATAATACTGCTTTTTTGTCTTGGATTATAATCAACAGTATTTATACAATTTTTATCGGCATCATACTCACAATATCTTCCTGAATTATTTGTGTTTGTAAAATCTTCATATAGGGTAATTGTTATATATTTATTTCCTGAAACATCTATCCAATCACTAGTTTGATCTCCACCGCCAGAACCAATAAAACTCCCTTTACCATCTGTAGACAAATAGCCTTGTGTGATATTTTTTTGAACTAATAAATTCCTGCCGCCAACCTCTATATTATCCACAGCACTATCAGCATAGCTCTTAGCACTGCTCAGATTATCTGCTACTGTTGTTTCCATTTCATTAAACACGACATCTAACGTTTGGTTCTTATCGTTCATAACGATTGTAGAAGATTTCAGCTTCGTCGTAGAACCATTCACTTCCTTGATCACACTGTTAATATCCAGTTTCGAACCAGAAATATTTGCATCATCCGCTACAATTCCATCTCGAATAATCTTTCTCTGAATCGTTTTCTCCGTAGCTCCAAGTGCATCCCATATCAGATTTCCATTCTTATCCCAGACAGACATGCTGTAATCGTTTGAATCATCTTTTCCAATCTGCACCCTTACTCGATTAGCATCAGATATTTGAATCGTGTTATCACTCCATTTTGACTTACCATCAGAACTATGTACCGTCAGATTTGTTGTATTAATATCCATACCTGTGATCTTATCAAACGACAGATTCTCAATCATTGCATTTTTGATCATGCCGTTTTCAATCGTTGTGTTCTTACTATTTAATGTAAGTGATTGGATATTAGCAGATGTTAAGTTGCCATTTACAAGTGTATTCAGATTAGCGTAATTCCCTTCCAGTACGCTAATCTTTGCTGTTGCAGCGTTTAAATCCGTGATTGTCGCTTTTGTCGCTGTCAAGTTTTGAATGTTTGCATTAGCGGCTTTTAAGTCATTTGCTGTTGCAGTTTTGAATGTTGCGTAATCGGATTGTAGATCGTCAATCTTACCAGATTCAGCTTTTAGATTTGTGATCGTTGCATATGTAAGACTTGCATCGGTAGCTTTCAAATATCCAAATGTTCCAACTTTTGCTTCTAGTTCGGATGTCTTTACAGTATTTGCTTCTAAGTTCTCTATCTTAGCATTTGCAGCATTTAGATTCGTTGTTGTTGTTTCTTTGAAAGATGCTACATCTGATTTAAGATTTTCAAATTCACCTGTTTTAAATTTCAAAACATCTCCAGACAGATTCTTGATCGTTGCATTTGTCGCTGTCAGATTATCCACCATGAGTTTTTTTACAAAGGCTAATTCGTACTCAACTCGTTCTGCCATTTCGGTTATAGGACCTTTTGTGTCAGAATCATCTTCCTCGGCGGTATTCCCATAACTTGCAATTGTCTGCATCAATCCACCGTCATAACTTGTTATCAATGATATGATCGGTATTGTAAATTTCATGCCATCATTTTTTACAGCAGTAACAATATCTCCGATATCAAGTCTCGTATCTCCGATAAATCTTAATGCTGCAGGCGTGAATACTAAGCCTTGGACAGTATTGTAAACACCGTCTAATATACTCTGTGTCATAACCGGATTTTGCATACTTATGCCGGTAGCTCCTGATCCAGATGAAAGTGTCTGATCTGAGTTATCACATGTCAGTCTTTTGATACTGAAACTTTCTTCTGTTTCTTGCAGATCGTTATAAAATATATTGCTTGGAATCTCGTAATCAATACCCTGATACCATCGAAACTCGATCATTCCAGTTCTTCCACATATAGCAAATTTGCCGAATAATCCTGCGATAAATCCGATGGTTTCTTTGTATGTATATCCATCAAAAGGATTTACATATGTTGTGATCACTTCGCTTTCCTCGATTTCTTCGTTGTAATCACCCTCCTCAATGATCGCTCTTTGATTGATCTGGATTCCTCGCTGTAATGTAGATGTATCAATCGCCACACCTGTCATCGTGCTGATTTCAGCCAATATATCTACTGCATCAACTGGATATCCTAATTTGGAATAATATGCCCCATTGCATCTGCTTGCTAATCTGTCATATGCGGTAAACGTAACCTTGTTGCTTTCAATCTTGGGATTCTGGATCGTATATAACCCCATCGGAATATATTCCATATCTCCATCGACTTCCACGCCGATCTCCAAGCTGATTTCTTTTCCAGACAATGCAATTCCTTTATTCTCGATCGTTGCCTGAACATAGCTCGCCACCGCACTCCCGATTGTTATTTCTTCCGCACCAGACGTTATTGTAAAATTCTTTACAGATTCTACTAATACTTTTTCATTCTCCAGAAGCCTTGTATTAAATTTTCTGTTTGACCCTGCTATTGCATCGCCAAATTTTTTACTTGCCTGATACATATAGCATCACCTCCGGCTTAGTCTTCGATCATAAACATCAGGTCTTCAATATCTGCAACAGATGGGATGTCATAGCGATCTGCATTTTCACATCGTTCAAGTTCTGCAAATGAAACTTTCATGATATCAATATCAGTATCCACTTCCTGCAGTTCTTTGATTTCTTCATTTACAATCTCTTTGCTTTCATCTGTCATTTCATACTGGTTTTCTTTCACGATCGGCTTATCGTCCTTATCTTTTTCTGCGTATCGTTCACAGATCTTAAGGCGGTTTTCATCATATTCTTCGATCGCTTTTCGGAATGCTTTCATATTTTTAGAAATTGCATATCCTAATTTTGCCGTGTAAACTTTGCTTGATTGTTTTACTAATCCTTCGTGGATTCTCATAATCTCTTTTAACTTCATTTCCATCTCTCCTATTTCTGCACGATCTGAACGCTCGCACTTTTATAATAATAAATACCATCTCCGAGACACCCCAGATGTTCTTTTGTAAGAGTTCCGCGGTATACAGTGATGGTATGTGTTGTTCCCATGTCTCTAAATGTGATCGGAAAGAATCCTTTCACAAGATTGTTTTTAATTTTCTTAACTTCGGATTCTGTGAGGACTCCCCACTTGATATCCAATGTCTTTTTCTCTGCAATTGCTTCTCCGATCATATCTCCTGATGATGATCGTTCGGTATTGGCACTCCAGATGATCTCATCCGAAGTGCTTAGCTCAACCGGCTCTGGCAATGCAGTATTTCCACATGTCAGTGTTGCCATCTTATTTCTCCTTAGATCAGGATCGGTCGTTTGCCGGCTCTGATATCTGCGTTGTTGTTATCATTTACGGTTTTGGTTATTTTCTTCCCATCCAGGTAAACATCGGTGTCTATAGATTTAACTGCGTTGATCAGCTCCATTAACAGTCGAATGATCTGATCATCTTTACTGCTGCCGCCAGATAATTCTGCCGCTTTCTTTGCCATGGCAATCATCTTATCTTCTGGTGCTACGACCTCGCCTTGATGGCGGTTATCTCCGATCATGGCAAGCTGTGGAGTGTTTTTCTTTACGTAGCCACCGCTTGCTAAATGCTTAATTGGGTTTTTACCAAAAATTTTCGCTTTACTCAATGCTCCGTTTAACTTGTCAATAATATGCTTATTTACCCAGCTTTTAACTGAATCTACTGCCGTCTTTACTCTTGCCGTCAATGTTACAGTTTTTGATTTTAAAGAGTTCCATCCCTTTCTGATTTTTGATATTGCACTTGTTGCTTTATTCTTTGCGTATGCTTTTAATGTTGCTGTTTTATCTTTAACTGTCTTAAAAGCATTTCTTATTGACGTTAGACCTTTCCCTGCCTTATTTTCAGCCTGCCCAATAAGGGTTACTGTTTTATCTTTTACAGAATCCCAAGCTCCCTTAAGTTTTGCAATTACTCCAGATGCTTTTTCTTTCGCTTCCGCAATTAATTCAGCACCCCTGTCTTTGATGGATTCCCATCCAGATTTTAATTTATCAATTGCTCCTTCTGCCTTTTCCTTAGCAGTCGCAATTAATTCAGCACCCCTGTCCTTAATAACCTCCCAAGCGTTATGCAATTTTTCTAATGTACCTTGAGCTTTTTCTTTTGCTTCAGCAACTAAAGTTGTCGCACGATCTTTGATTGATTCCCATCCTTTTTTCAGATTGGCGATTGCACCATCTGCCTTTTCTTTCGCTTCTGCTACCAATGATGCCGCTTTGTCTTTAACGGATTCCCAACCTTCTTTTAGGGTGTTCAGCGCACCTTTAACCTTTTCTTTGGCTTCAGCTTCCAGTTTAGCTTTCTTGTTCTTGATGCCTTCCCAAAGTTTTTTGATTGATTGGATTGGATGAATGTTCTTCTTAGCCCATTTCCATAGATTTTTAAATCCTGTAGCAATTCCAATCAAGAATTTTCCAAACTTGGTTTTCTTAATTTTTCCCCAGTTTTTATAAATCAAAATACCTGCAGCAGCTAAAGCTGTGATCGCTACAATTACTAATCCAATCGGACTTGTAAGAAACGCTATTGCTATTCCAAACGCTTTCGTAACAACTGTGGCAATTGAACATGCTGCGCTCCATGCTTTCGTAGCAATTGTCATTGCTGTCTGTGCTACTTTAGTCGCGATCATGATAGCTTTATTCTTGATCATCTGTGCTGCTTGTTTTACAAATTCTACTGTTGTTTTTGCAATTCCGACAGCTAAATTCTTAACATATGATGCGCCCAACAGAATTGTCTGTTTAATATCGGCTGCTTTTGCTGTTACGGCAAGTTTGATCTTACCTGCAAGAGTAGCAAATGATTTTGCAAATGGAGCAACTGCATCTTTAGCATATAAAGCATTTAAGTATAATGTTTCTGCTTTATCTTTGATCTTCGCTACTGTTGCAAGCTTAACCATTTCAGCGAGTGCTTTGAATGCTTTTCCTGCACCGCCCATCTGACCGATAAGTGACAAAAATTCAATTCCTTTGACTGCTGCATTAAAGCCAAGAAATGCTACCGTGATTGCCTGCACTTCGCCTTGATGTTTATTGATCCAGTTTGCTAATCCGTTCAATCCCTTAACCAGAAGATCTAAGAATCCGATGATCGCATCTCCAACAAAATTAGCAAGCGGTTTGAATAAGTGATCCCATGCCCACTGCCATAGCGGCTGCAATGCTTTGCATACTGCTGTCAGTACATTTAGTGCTGCAGCTAATAATTCAATCAGTTTTGGAGCAAGTTTCTGCATGGTCCATTTTCCTAATGGCACCAACATGTTCTTCCAGATCCATTTGAAAGCACCCATTGCGACATTACTAAACGCACTAAAAGCTACTCTTAACTTATCAATTGCCTTTCGTAGATTATCGTAGCCTTTCCCAAGTTTCGTAGCTTTTTCATCTTCTCCCTTGGGAAGAGAGCCCATATCTACATTACCGCCAGATGCTCCACTGCCTGCAGAACCTGTACCAGAAGATGGTGTAGAACTCTTTGATCCAGATGATCCTTTTGTTTCAGTCAATTTATTGATCTGATCAAATCCCATCAATCCAGATATCTTCTTTGCCGTCTTTTTGGCTGTGTCTCCAACTTTCTTTGTTGACTTATTCAGCTTATTTGCGGAACTTGTCGCATTGTTCAAGCTGTTAGATACCTTTCCTGCACTTGTCGCCGTCTTATCAAGACTTGCTGACACTCCACTGGTCTTCTTGCCCATGATCATTGCGGTAAATGACTTGAATGCATTTGCAAGAGTCATCAGCTTTCCAAGAACGGTGTTGATTACTTTTACGATTGGCAAGAATAAATTAATCAATCCTTGTCCAATTGAAGCTTTCAGGGAATCAAATTGCAAAGATAAAATCCTGATCTGGTTCGCCCACTGATCAGAGGTCCTTGAAAAGTCCCCTGTCGCATTTTGCAACTGTTGCTGCACGAATGCATATCTTAAGGCTACTTTCTCCTGTTCCGTCATGGCACTGGTCGTTTTACCGAATCCATTTGCCAATGCGTATTGATCAAGAGCTGTCTGTGTCATTACAATTCCTAAATCTTTCAACGTCTCCGTTTCTCCGGAGAACACAGATTTCAGTTTCGTGAAAGCTTCATCCTGCGAAATGTTATAGAAAGAAGCAACATCTCCAGCAAGTCCAGTAAGAGCCGTGCTCATCTTGTACGATTCCTTTTCAGAAAATCCAAAAGCATTTGCCATTGCTCCGAATGTTCCGGTAAACTTCTTTGCCATCGTTTCAGAAAGTCCAAATGTACTTGCTGCATTTTGTGCAAATTCGTTTACTTTTTTGTTCATTGTTGGAAATACCACATCGACAACGTTCTGTACCTCTGTCAGATTTGATCCTAGCTCAATACAGTCTTTCGCAAAACTTGTTAATCCTTTTACAGCAAAAGCACCGGCAAGCATCTTTCCTGTTTTCTTTGCGAGGTTCTGTATTCCACCTAACTGTTTATTAAATTGTTGCTGATTGATCACCAGATCTAAGCCGATCTGACCTGCACTATCTGCTGCCATACTTATCACCTACCTTGTCTTACACAAAGTAGGCTGGCTTAGCTACTACAACGGTGCTTACCTATGCTCTTCCCTTTGCGGATCCATACTATATTTACCTGTTTGCATCGGGGACATTTGATCTCCCCTTTTACATATTCTGCGACCATCAATGTCTGTCCGCATTCCTTACATTTTATCTTTTCAATTTGTTATACCTCCTGCCATATCAATAAATGCCTGTTTCATCGTTTCTAAGAAATCATTCGTTTCTTTTTCTGTCTTTGTCTTAGCGGCTTTTCTTCTCCACTTGTTTCTGATCTCTTTTTGTTCCGAAGTAAACTCTTTGATCACTTCATTGTCATCTTCTAATCGGATGGATACGATCCGTCCTAAGGATGTATCTGGTCCTATTCCACAAAGCAGCGCTTTGAACTCGTGCCATTGCATTTCCTTAAATTCTTTGGAATAGATTCTGATTCCATACTGCTCCGCAAATGAAGATACGATCAGGTCCCAATCTTCAAACAGATCATATCCAGGATCAACTACTCCCCCGATTCTTCTTCACCATTGGTTCCAGAAATTAATGAAATTGCTTCCTGAACAACTACGGTATAATCATCAAATTTCAAATGAAGCTTTGCTAAGTCTTTCTGTGCTTTATCTGTAAAGATCAGCTTGCAAAGTTTTGAGATCGTCCCTGGAGTCACATCGTCTTCTGCATCTCCTAACTCTCCCATGACTTCGATCATAGTTGTCGCATCTGCATTCACTTCATATTTCTTTCCGTTGATCACTAATGCCGGATTCTCTTCAAATTTCAGCTTATCTGTAATATCTACTACTTTTCCCATTTTATCTCCCTTTCAAAAAAGGAGAGGTTTCCCTCTCCTAAACTCCTGGTGTTACTGTTGGTTTACCGTTGCTCTGTACTTCAAATTCCAGAGGTGCAACTGCTGTAGAATCTCCTGCTCCTACATTTGTCACATTGATAACTGCACTTGCAAACTTGACAACTGTTTTATCCGGGAACGTCCATTGAAAATCTTTTTCTACATTCCTTCCATTTTTCCATGCCAATCCTGCAACCGCATCGTTTCCGGCATCTCCTACGTTTCGTTTCGCTGTAACTGAGATCGTAACGGATTTTGCAGTCATTAATCTGCGTGTCCATCCTTCTGTATCAAATGGAGTCCATTCCTCAACACCGTTATCAAAGGACACTTCAAATGTTTCACAGTCGGCGATATCTTTCATAGCTGCTTCTGATCCAGATGCTGCAGTGTCGATCTGAAACTGATTTTCGTAGCAAGGATATACTCCACTTCTAGCTGTTTCGCTCATCGTCTACCTTCCTTTCGTAATAAATGTCAAACCAAATGACACGTTCATAGATTCCTTTATCATCCGTTCCAACATCTACTGGCTCAGGAACCTGCATGGATAAGAAATCTACTTTTGTATCTTTGATCATGAATTGTTTCTGTGTTTCTAATATTTCAAACAGTTCGGCTGCTGCCTGTTCTGTTTCTTTTGAATTGTTGTTCCAGTGGACTAAGACAGATATACTTTTCGTATCATATTTCTTATATCCACCTACTGCGTAACGTTTTGGAGCATAGGAACTTCGTTGATACACTCCAATGGATCTGTCTTTTTTGTTGTCTAACTTTCCTGTGTAATAGTGATCAGCTTCAAATACTGTTTTCAGCCAGTCTTTCATATCTGCTAGCAAAATCATATGCCACTCTCCCTTCGGTACAGTTTCTTAAATGCTTTTTGTGCAAAGTCCTGATACAGACCACCTGGAAGCCAAGGATTAAACCATTCACCACCTGCGAACGGATTTTCGTACGTCTGAAAATTATATTCCGGATGAAAATATAACCTTCTGGCATATGGCGTTGTAGATACAATCCTTGCACGTCCTATTTTGCTGTAGGTACAATCCACAAACGTATTGTCATTTTGCAGGTTTCCTGTATCAAACGGCATAACCTGTGCTTGTACCACCTCAGTATGCAAAGCCTCTGCCGTTTTTTCCAGTGCTGTAACTTGTGCTTGTGAAAGCTCCCGAAGTCTCTGTGTATTAATCTTTATAATTGAATTACAGCGGATCATCACATCAGCTCCAATCTGGTATAATTGACTGTCCCATCGGGATTTCTTGCCTTTTCTCCACTTATGATCGTTCTCTCAATTCCAAAGACTGTTGCGACACCGCAACTGATCACTGGTACATCTGGGGCGATATCTCCACAAAAAAGAGCAGATCCCGTAACCTGTACGATCTTCTGCTCATTTGTCATAACTCTTTTCGCTTTGTCCTGATAATTGCATTTGAAATCTGCATCGATCAGAATGATCGGCTGCCCTTCCTCTCCAATCTCTTCGCTGTCAATTCGAATGTGGATATCCGTCTGACACATTGATTTTGGAATTAACTCTGGCCATTTCATCAGATCGCCCCCAATCTCCTGCAGCACAATCCTGTCTGCTCTAACATTGCGTAATTATCAGCTTTCATGATCACGCCATCCTGAACTGTTACATTCCATCCGCCAGCATTGATCCCCATGGATACGCCATTGATCGAATAAGAACTTAAGACACTGTTGATCAGAGATTCATTCTCTACTTCAAAATCTGCCTGTTTACAGACAACCAGACGGACTACATCTTTCTGAAATTCTGTCAGATTCTCAAATCCTCTTGCTACAATGCGGTTAAATGTAAGTGTGTCAATGTGTCGGCTTGCGATATACAGTCTCCTTTCAAGATCATCCGTTGTGATTACACCGCTGACTTTTTCATAATACTCCTGATCCGCATAAGAAGTGAGTGCCATATGCACCACCTCCTACACTGCTGTATATTCAGTTGTATCTACATCAACATAAACAGAATCAATTTTACCATCTTTTCCGTTAGGGAATACAAATACATCAGATAATGATCTGTTCTGGTATAAATATCCATCACCCTCTGTGTGTGTACCTGGGTTAAAGTAATAGATAGATGAGATCTTTGGTACAGTCTTACATGTCTGTCCGCATGCAATCAGTACATTGATTTTATGTGCTCCTGTGATAGACTTGCCTGTATCCTTTTTTGTTGGCTCGAATCCACCACCTTCTGGATCCCAATTAAAAGAATCATAGAATCTTTCATCATCAACAACTTCCATCAATGTTACTCCATCGATATCTGTTACTCTTGTCTCGATCCCCATACCGCCTTCTGCGATCTGTGTCATTTCGATTTTACGAGTAAACTCTGTTGATGACTCTAATAAATCCATAATCTGAGATGATACATACATGATCAGTGATCCATTCGCCTTGTATCTGCGAAGCTTTCCTGCTGCAAGGAATCCTTTTAACTTGCTGAATACATTTGCTTTTGTATAGTCGCTTGAAGCTGTTGAACTATGATATCCTTCTACTTTCTGAGCTGCCTGTGCTACTTTAGAGAAGAATAAAGCATCTGTTTCTGGAACGACCTGAGTCTGTTCAAATGTTCTGGAGATATTCTGAATAGATGCAGTGGCATTTGTTTCATCAACATCTGCTTTATCTACCAAGAAAGATATATCTCTATCATGTGTCAATGTAAAAGGTACATCAGTCTGTGCATAGCTTCCTTTGTTCCATCCACCATTTCTACTATGGTTTTTGAATCCACTCACTGACATCTGAGTAAAGTGAAATGAATTGGCATTCAGCCATTTTACATTACTAGTTACAAATGGGGAAGTTAATGTCCCCTGCATTAAGATCTCCAGAAGTTCTGGCTCCCATACCTGTGCATAATTTAATGCCATTCTTTCTTACCTCCTAATTAAATCGGTTCCATCGTTTTGTTGGTACCGCTTTCTGCTGTGGTGTATTGCCACCAGTCTCTCCGCCATGCTACTGACCGACTCCGATCTGACGGAATCCTGTCTGCTGCTGTTCCTGTGGTTTTAACTGTGGCACATCTTCCAATACTTTGTTTAATGCTTCTTTTAATTTTTCGGAATCAATCTTTCCATCCTGTACGACCTGCGACACGTCTGCCAGTTTTAACACGTAAGGCATCGTTTTTAAGTCGATTCCAAGTTCTCCAGATAACTTATAGGCATCACGCTCGATCATAGCTTTCTGCGCCATCTGCTGCGCGTTCTGTGCCTCATTCTGGATCGCTTCGATGTTTGGTTCATTTGCAGCTTTCTGCTGCTTAAATGCCTGCATTGCCTGTTCAGCTTCTTCCTGACTTAAACCCTGCTGTTTAAAGTAGGCTTTTAATGCAGTGTTTTCTTTTGCTGCTAATGTTCCATCTAACATCTGCTGAATCTTATTGTAGTCAATCTGTGGCTGCGATGGATCAGTTGCCGGCGGAGTCTGATTTGCTCCTGGCTGTGGTGCAGGTTCTCCCTGTCCTCCCGTTGGTTCTGATCCTGGTTCCGCAAAAAACTGTAGATTCATGTTTAATTTCTTTTTCATTGTTGCTCCTTTCCATTTTGTGGGTGTCTCCCAATTATCCATTGTCTTCGGTGTCACCGCCCACGCATCTTTTACCCTCTTATCGTGTTTGGAGCATAAAAATAAGACGTCTTAACGGAACGTCTGCTACCGAGATTTATGGATCACCTCTTACTTTCTTGTCTTGGTACTTCTTTTTGGTTTTTCTTCTTCCTCAGTTTCTTCCTGAGCTTCTGGTTCTTCTACTGGTTCAACGATTTCTTCCGCTACACCTGCTGCGATCAGTACCTGACCTCTTTCATCTGTAACGTTAAGCTCATCCCCAATATGTTTTTCAAAACCAAGTTCTCTGTCGTGATAATTGTAAGTTACTCTTACTTTCATTGCTGGTTCTCCTTTCCTTAAAAATGGGTATAAAAATACCACCAACCATTTCTGATCAGTGGTATTATCTATATCTTTTACTTCTTATCTTCATATTCTCTCACAATCTTCTTCATATACTCTCTGTATTCTTCTATCCCGTTGAAGCATTCCCAATGATACGGAATCCATTCACCAGTTATTTCATAACATCTCCTTTTTAAATACTGAATTTCTTCATCTTCTTTTAATGCCTGAATCAATTTTTTCATTCAACCAGCTCCTTATATGCCTTGAATATTCCATCTAATATTTTTTCTTTTTCATTCAATTCAAGTACATCTATGCTGCTTAAATTCGCAAATATTTCCATCGCCTGTACTTTAGGATTCGATTTCCAATAACTCTTTTTATGCCCTACTGGAACTATAATCTCACCTTCACTCAATGCGCTGATAATATCTGAAATTGCAAAGCTGTACTCATACTTCCCATTTTCTTGAAACCATTCTTGAACTTCATCTCTTTTATCATATACTTTTTGTCTACATTTTTCAATTTCTTGAAGAAATCTTTCATCTTCCCAACTATTGTATTGTAGAAAATCCATTCTATGTGTTATTTCATGCGAAAATACATAATCCATATCGTACAATTCAATATTAGGTGCTTTAGAATTGTATTTTATAATATCTTCATTAGGCAAATATGCAAAAGGCACTTTAAGTTCTTGGTCTTCTACAAATTCTACTGTATCCACAAAAAATGACATATTAGCCTTGTGTCTTGAATTATCTATGTTATTTTTTATCTTTTCTTTGAATACTTCGAGAGAATCCTTTATATTAAATCCTTCTGCTTTCTTTTGAAACTCTTCTTTCCATTCTCCAAGTTTTATTTCATACTTTTCTTTATTTTCTCTATCTAATGAATAATTTGCCAGTCTTCTAAATTTCTCTTTCTGTCTTTTTGCATATTGTTGCTTCTGATCATCCTTATAATCATCCTCAACTTTTTTAATCTCTTCCTTTGAAAACTTATCGTCTGGCGGTGTACTGATTCCAGGGAAGTATGTTGTGTGACTGTCTTTGCAGTTTGGATGATAAAGTCCTGCTGCCATTGCAGAACTCATCAATGGATAACTTCCATCCTCACTGCTTCCACCACTCCACACATCGTCGATCAGAATCTTTCCAACAAACGGCAGGCACTTTGGGCACGGATTTCCTCGCTTATTCATGATTACAAGATGGCATCCCCATTCTTTACGCTTTTCTCCTTCTCCAGTAAGATAAGCTCTCTTACTTGCTGTTCGGATTGCCATACCTGCGTATTCTTCTATCCTATGCATTGATCCATTCTTGTACTGGATGCATTGGATACCTGCTGCAAGAAAATCCTTTGTTGCCATATCTACAGCTTTTTCATAGGTGCCAACACCACTGTTCGCATATACCTGTGCATTGAATATCGTCTTTCGGTACTGATCATTTGCACGTCTTAGCATCGCTGTCTCTGCATTATCCATATCAGAAACCGTTGCATCGATTAGTGCATTCATCTTACGATCGTTGATCTGAAAAAAGGAAGCATCAATATCTCCCTGTCCTCTACTGGTGCTTTTACCAATAGATTCTAAGATTTGTGCTTCCTGATCTAAATATCCACGTTTTCTTGATTCGCTGATCAGTGCAGGAATACTTGAATTGATTTCTCCAAATTGGTCCTTGTATTTTTCTTGATTTCGCTTCTTGTATTCTTCTAAAGCTTTCAGCTGTTCCGCCTGCCACATACCCCATTCAAAGCCTTCTTTTATTTCTTCTGCCCTGTGGCGGTCCATGTTTCGGATCATGGATGCGATCAATTCATCTTCAATTCTTTTCAGCGCTTCTTGAATATCGTACTCATTCATCGTTCACCCGTGTTGTAATACACTTTATACCCGCGCTTCTTAAACTCTCTTTTCATCTCTTTGAGTTTTGACATGCTGTTGCACCTGTCCTTTCTCATCTCGATGATTCCGTTTTTCTCAATCGCATAAATACCAAACGGAACGTGATCACTCATCTGTCTTAGGAACTTTTTCGTCTCCTGTCGGCTCATTCTGTATGAGTGGTTCATTATTGTTACTACCATTTGATTCTCCTATCTGAAAATCTCCTGCTGCCATATTGACTGCCGGATCTTCTACTTCCATGATTCCTTGTTCTGCTTTCAGTCTTGCGACCTCTTGTTTCTTCCATTCATCATCTCTGGAATCGCCATACAGCTCGTCCACACAAGCTTCAACGCTCATGACTCCCTGTGATCTTCCTTTTCCAACAGTTTCAACCTGGCTCTCGAAAGATGGATTGGCATATTCTCCAAACGTTACATCTACCTCGACATCATCATTACTGCTCTGTCCATTTAGTTCACGGTATGCTTTGATACTTACCTTGATCAGACTTTGCAAATCTTCCTGTAATGCGCCTACGATCGCATTTCTGCTATAAAGTGTAGCTTTCTCTTTTTCTCTCTGTGCATCTGCGTTATCCAGTTTCTTTACGTCAATCCCTAACGTTGACGGACTGATTAGACCTTGCAAACATAAATCCAGTGCTGTTATGTATGCTGATAGATAGCTTTCATGTGGAATCTCTGGTTGCTGCAATACGATCTCATTCTTTGCACCTTCGTGCATGTCGGAATCTGTTTTGATGTATCGATTATCAAACGGATTCACTGGTAATGTCGCTCCTGTTTCTGGATTTCTTGGAATGAAACATTCTGGAATATACTCTTTACTTCGTCCGGATCGCACTGCATCCATCCATTGACTAAACGCTTCATCGAACGCATCGAACGCATCAATTTTACGGTCAAAGATACTCTGCCCTCTGCTATCCCATTTTCCAGATTCAAAGAACATAAGCGGTACAGCGAGCATATATTCGCCACGTTGCTTAACTTCTCCATCTTTACCTTCCTGGTATGTTGAGAATGCCAAGTTCTGCAAGTTTCTTGTTTCATCCAGTGCATCAAGTGGTACTTCTTTATCATCACAAGTAAGTTTGTATTTGATATATCCATAGCCGTAATACTCATGCAGGATATATTCTCTTCTCTTATGGTCATAAACTGTTTTGAACTCAATCTCTGTGATCCTGCCACGGTTGTTCTTAACCTCAAGTCGTTCTCCAGGATAGTACTCAATGATCGGATACTGTGAAAGACTTGTATCAAATGTGACCTTAAAAGCTCCATCTCCAATATACAGAGTTTCTTTCGTTGCTTTCTCCAGTCGCTTCTTGATCTTGTTTTCTTTTGCAATCTCATCCCAAATATCCTGATCCTGCTTCTTTTTAAAATCAAAATCGTTTAGACTGGCAAGAGTCACACTTGTGAGCATGTCCACGATCAGCGATGGAAGTCCTGTATGAATCTTATTGATCTCCATCCCTGGACTGCACTTCGCCGCCCAGAAACTCTGCCGGCTTGTATTGATAACAAGTTGCCGGTACAGCTGTTCCAGTTCGTTGCTGTCCCCTCTATACCAGATACGGTTTTTAATTGCATTTGCTTCGTAGTCCAATGTTTCAGTTATGTTGATTCTTGAGGGATTCGCCGGCTGTACATTTAACCAACTGCGAATCCCTCCTTTTACTTTTTCCATGATACTATCCACCCATTTCATCTTTATCTCCTATTTGCATCTTGTATGGCAGCCACGCGTACTGACTCGCGTTGATCGTGTGGTCGTTTCGGTCCTCAGGCTCGTTATTCTTATCTTCTTTCCAGCTGTATCGCTCTAGCTCTGATATGTGATTAACACAATGATCTAATACCAAATACGCATCCTGCTGCAACCAACTGATCTGTAGCATGATTCTGTCTATAATCGTTGTCTTCTTGTAAGCAGGGATGAAATTATGCGCACTGCCATGCAGACGTTTGTGTTTGTTTAACTCTGTGATCGTTGCCTGATCGGCAGAATCTATGAATACATCCCTTGCGAATCCCCATTCTTTCCTGTTTGTTTCCAGGAAGTCTACAAAGTTTCGCACCGTATCTGATGGTGCTAGTGGGATTGTCAGATCTGCATTGCTGTAAATCTTCTCATCTACTGTGATCACTCTGCGATCTTCTGTGATGATCTGGTAAATCATAGCGATCGTATCTTCCGATTCAGAAGAGTAAGAAGTATCCAGACCTGCAGTGATGGTTTTTATCTTGATCTTTCCATCTTTTAGCTGCTGTTTTAACAATGCTTTGGTTTTAACATGCCGCTTTCGGTCAAAATTAGAAAAGACAAGACCTGTTGCTTTTCCTCTCAATCCTTCAATCTTGTTCTTCCAGATTTTCGTTCCTTTTGGAGTGTTGGCGATGATCTTGTCTAGTTTTTCTTTTGGTAATCCCAAATTATGAACAAAAGAAAAGAACCAATGGACCCAGTTAGGTTTTGGTTCTTCTTTTAACTCATCTTTTATTTCTTTTGGTGTTTCCTGTTCCCATTCTGGTAGTGGTCTGGAGCAATTTATATATTCTTTGTAGATCGGCAGTGCCGGATCATCAGGGTTTAGTGTTGCCATCAGGTAATCACAACGCATCGCTGATTCTCGCACAAAGTCAATATCTGCTGTATTGATCTCATCAATGTATAAACAACCATACTGACCACCTAAGGCTTTCTGCCATTTTTGTTTGTCTCCATATCCAAGTATATAAATAACTTTATCGCCTTTGCTTGTGTGATACAGCAAATGTGGTATTTTATCATCTTTCGTACCATTTCCATGATATTCAACTAACTGCCCAAAATCATCGATGATACCAAGGTCTTTGTTGATGATGTTCTTTTCTGCAGTACCGGTATCTTTCGCTGCAAGGATATGCAGTTTCTTTGGAGATTCCGCAACTTTCAGCATGAACTTGAAAAGACCTACTGTCGTTTTACCTGCTGCCGTTGTGCCTTCCAGGAACTCTACTGGTGCATCACATCTGATAAATGCTTTGTACTTTTCTGACAGCAGCAGACGTTCATCGCTCATTTACCCACCTCGCATCTGATTGATCAGATCATCAAGTTTGGATTTTTCTTCTTCCAGACCAGATACTTCCATGCGGTCTTTGAACATTCCAAGGTGCCTTCCTAACAGTTCTAATGCTTTTCCTTTATCATTCAGCTTAATTTCTACGCCATTGCGCCCTTCTTTAATTCCTGCGATTGCTCTTACCATCGTATCAGATAAATCTGCAGTATTTTTTATGATCACTTGTCCATCTCGGACCTCGGCGTAATCTGTAGCTTTTGCAAAGGCGATCGATGCTAATTCATTAAGCACTCGATCTTGTGTGATTTCTGTTCTTTCGCTCCGCTCCTGCATTCGAACACTGATATACTCAGACACGTCTTTAATTTTTAGTAATCTACTTGCGGCAGCTGCTGCCGTATCTCCATCCTTCACTCTTGGATATGCAACTCTGTAAGCCCGAGATGCATTCAGATCTATCAGGTATTCATCAGCAAATAGTTTTCTTTTTTCTGTTAATGCCATCTAGGCTCACTCCTTTCTCTAAAATGGACCACCAGGGACTCGAACCCTGGACCGATCGGTTATGAGCCGATTGCTCTGACTTGACTGAGCTAGAGGTCCTTAAATTTATGCACGAAAAAAGCACCCGAAGGTGCCTTGATCTTTACTCATTATCTTCCTTTTGTTGTTTTCGTCTCCTATAATATTTTTCAATTTCGATTTCGTATTCTTTAATAGCCTGCTCTTCTAATAAACTTGCTAATTTTTCTCCTGCTTTAGTAAATGCAACATGCCCTACTTCTAATTCTTGTAAATTAACTATTCTTTCACTCTCGCCATATTTTATTACCGTTCTTGAATTATATGGTGTAGGATTTAGTCTAAATATAAATGGTCTCTCACTATTAAACTCTATTAAACCTATGGCTTTTAAATCCATTAAATTTGACACTGTTAACCCTAACAACACTAGCATTGTGTCATTATCCAAATCTATCATCGGTACCATTTTATGTTGAGGAATTTCAACTGCCGAAATTCTTATTATGGATCTACATAAATTTTTAAAATTCTTTGCATCGTACTCTTCCATAATTTCTAATGTTTGAATCAGTCTTTTAGGAATGTGCGCTTTTCCTGATGCCTCCCCCGCTAAAATTTTTCCAAACATTAATTTTATATCATCATTATTTATATTTTTTGCCTTATCCATAAAAAAAGATAGCCAATCATCATCAAGATTTTTTATCTCCTCTTTCCCCGTCAGGAATTTTTCTGCGATTTCCAAAATATCATTTTGATTGCAATACTCTTTTAACGTCTTTCGTGCTTTCGATATCATAACACTTTTCATTAAAACCGGAATCCTCTCATCTGCTTCTATGTTCTTTTTATAGATTTCTATGGCCTCTTCAAAATCCTTGCCCTGCCCTCTCGGTGTGGATATCCATTTAATTATTTTCTCTAAATCAGTTAATGTGTGTTCACTAAACTGACTTACAGCCTTTACAGCTTCTACACCCACTGCTGCGATATTCTCTTTATTTCCCATATACTTATCCCTCCGTACAAAATTTTTATTTATTATATCACAACTTGTCAGTATATTCTAGTAGTTATAGAACAAAAGAACACCGCATTTCTGCGATGCTCAAAAAAAATTATACGGGGCGATTGATTGGACTCTATCCAATTTCCTCAAGTATAACTATAACACACTTTTTTGTTTAATTTGTTTAATCTTTTAGATTTTCACTGATTATCTGAGAAATTCTGCCTTTCGTATACCCCAATTGTTCTCCAACTTCCTGTTGTGTCTTGCCATTTAGATAAATGAGTTCAAAGATCTGTCTTGCATTGCTATCAGGAATCTGACTGATAAACTCTTCAATCTCTGTCAGAAGTTCGTCCACCTGTTCCTGTCTTTTTCCGTTAATTATCATCTGCCGATAGATCACATCTGCCTGTTTTGGCTCTGACATCACAACACTCATATGTGTTTCGATATAGGGGAACGTGTTCATGGATCCTTTTACTGTTCCAGCAACCGTCGGAATCCTCTCTGCTCTTTCATTCAGTTTCTCCATTTTGTCTTCCAGCATCTTCTGCTCCCTCTTCAGAGATCGATACTGTCTTAGTTTTTTCTTATCCATGTCTTGCCTCCTGTCACCTATGTTGCATCAGCATCCTAAACGTCTCCCCAGTGTTTCACGCAATGTCTATGTACAAAACAATCTGTCCTTCTCTTTGTTCTGGACCACTCTGTCTCATCGTCCTCCGGATCCATCGCCTCGCCGCAGACTACACAGCGGGGGCGATCCCCACCGTGTTTCTCTCTGGTCTTCTTGTATGCGTTCATTGCTGTCCTGTTATTTTTGATCATTGTCTTTCTCCCCCCCTGCGTCATAGATCTCACATGAGATCACCTTATTGCCAACTCCATTATCTACAACTTCGAAATCAACGTCGTATCCGACCTCAGCCAGATGATCGATGATCCCAAAGTCATTGCCATTATCCTGCGAATGAATATAGACCTTCGCAAGTTTCTGTCTGATCTTTGCCATAATTAATTCACTCCTTAACTTTCCTTAACGATTTTCTCTGATCGTAAGCTCAATGCCAGTCTCATCTCTGATTGCCTCCAGGATGTCTGCCCATGTAACTAATCCGTCATTCATACATTCTGTTTTTAAGTTAAATCTGGCTTTGAACTGATCCAGCCGTTTCTTGCCAAAACCAAACTCATCTCTTAGCACCATGATGCTCATAGCAAGAACGGTATCCAGGATCTGCTCTTTGATCTTCTGTGCCGCTTTATCCATTTCTCTATGATCGACAGGAACCTTGATCCCTGTAACTCTCCGGCGTTTCATTTCTCTCTCTAAGGCTTCTGCTCCGCCTTCTCTCACAATGCGTAAAGCAAGTTCCAATCCTTCGGTCCTGCCTTCCATCTTTGCATTAATCTTTCCCATCGTTCTCTCCCTTCACGCTCTTGATCCTTGCCTTTAAGGCATCCAGAAACGAATCCTGTGTAACTTCTTTTGCTTCCAGTGCATCCATGACGTTCTCATCATATCCGCCGGCAGTGACTAGATGATGGATCACAACATTCTCTTTTTGTCCCTGTCGGTACAGTCTGGCATTTGCCTGTTGATATAACTCCAATGACCAGTTAAGCCCAAACCAGACAATGATATGTCCACCTGCCTGAAGGTTTAATCCATATGCTGCACTTGCCGGATGTGCAAGTAGGATATCCATCTGCCCGTTGTTCCAGGCTGTGATGCTGTCCGGATTCTTTAACTCTCCGATCCGAAGCCTGCTCTTTTTCAAAGCCTTCTGGATCCGTGCCTTATCATGCTTAAAGTTATAAAACACTAAAATTCCTTTTCCTGCATTCGCATCGATGATCTCTTTTAAGGCTTCGATCTTCTCATCATGCACCTCATGGTATATGCCGTCTGCATCATAGACAGCCCCGTTGCAAAGCTGCAAAAGTTTATTACTTAAAGCCGCTGCACTTGTAACGTCAATAGTCTCTCCATCGATATCCGCGATCATCGTCTTCTCCAGTTCTTCATACTGCTTCTTTGCTTTATCTGGAAGTTTGATATGACGGACATTATCGATCCGTTCTGGTAATTCCAGATAATCCTCTGCTTTCATGGAGATGCAGATATCTTTGATCCGTTCATTGATCTCTTCGTCTGCCCATGTCCTTGGATTATACTCATAGATCACATTTCCGTTTCTTGCTCCCGGTGTGAAGTAATTATCACGATATCCGGTTAGAGTCTTTCCTAGCCGTTCTCCTTCATCCAGAAGATAGATCTGTGCCCACAGGTCTTCCAGTCCGTTCGGAGTCGGTGTTCCTGTAAGCCCTACGATCCGGTGGATGTGACTCCTGACACTTTTTAATTTTCGGAATCGTTTTGCTTTGTTGGACTTAAAGCTCGACAACTCATCAATGATCACCATGTCAAACGGCCAGTCATTTTTGTAATAATCAACCAACCACGAGACATTGTCTCTTGATAACACCCAGATATCGCCGGGTGTGTTGATCGCTCTGATCCGCTGTTTGATACTTCCAAGGACTGGGATCACCCGAAGCATCTTTAAGTGATCCCATTTCTGTGATTCTCTTGTCCACGTATCTTCTGCAACCTTCTTCGGCGCGATAACAAGAACTTTCCGGACTGCAAACCGGTTGAATCTCAGATCATTGACTGCTGTCAGTGTGATCACTGTCTTTCCAAGTCCCATGTCAAGAAACAATCCTAAGACCGGGTCCGTGATCATGCGACCGATGCAATACTTTTGATAATTATGCGGTACAAATTTCATAGCTGTCCTCGCTGTTCTAGTTCCTTGACTTTCTCCAAAGACTTTGCTGGACTCCATGCTTCGATCTCCCATATCACTCGGTCAATATCCTTTGCATGATCAAGAACTGTCGCATAACACCCAGTCGCTAAGATCTTACGGATCTGTGCTTTCTGAAGACGCGTTGTTTTCTTTCCTGGTTGTTTCAATTCTACAAATCCGATTTTACCATCTGGTAGGATTACAACCCTATCTGGTACTCCGGCATTGCCCGGGGAGACAAACTTATACGCCGTACCGCCGACCTTTTTTACTTCTTCTCTGAACTTTGATTCTATATAGCTTTCTCTCATATCTTGCTCCTTTGCTGTCAGCAATGTCACTATGTTCCCCTATATATACGCGTGTATAGGCGTATAAGGGGTACCACTATACCATTACCCTTTATATTTTATTTATATATAATTTAATGTTGACACTGTTGACATATATAACTAATAACGGTTTTAAGCCCTTTTCACGTCAACATTGCAATGTTGACTCAATGTTACCTTTGTTGCCATTTCCAAATATTGTATGTTGACGCAAATTAAAAGTTGTCATTGCGGATGTACCCCCTCTGCCTTCCATATGGTCCAAATCTCACAGCATCTTTTCTTTCCCATCCATCGATGCTATTTAAAATGCTGTTGATCTCTATTGTATCTTGTCTTCTCATCTGTCTGAGATCCCCACCAAAACATTCGCACCATACTTCTGCAGCACAAATTCGATCACGCTCGACTAAACTATCTTTATCTTTCACCTGATACTCGCTGTTAAAATATGCTTTCCTCTGCGCCTGACTTTTTTCCTTCCAATCCATCGGGATCTTTTTATCCAGGAACTCTCGGATCACACCTTCTTTCGGCGATGTTTCTCTGTAGTTCTCTTGTTTCTCCTTTGCTACCTTGGCCACATCTCCGGACATATAAAGGGGCTCTCCGATCATCCATCTTGCAACCGCTTCGGCCCATATCTGATCAACCTCTGCAGGTAGATTATCAAAGACACTCTTTTTTGCTTTCTGCTTTCCAAGTCCTACTGGCCAAAATCTTCGGTTTCCTGTTCTATCCTTTAAGAACTCTTTATCGTTCGTAGTTCCTACGATGATACAGTTTCGTGGGAAATTTGCAGTCCTGCGTCCATACGGCAT